TACAATCCAAGTGTAACAAGTGGCTTTACACAAATGTCGTTTAAGTACAATAGCAGTACTAACCAAATATTTTATGAAGGCTGGTTATCCTTTACCTTATTCAGCGCATACCAAATTGCATGGGGCAACATGTCAGAGATACTAGTAGGAGAACTAACAGAATGAGTATACACATAGCAGTTGTAAACACAGAAGGGGACGCAGAGTCTATATGGACCACGGGGGTTATTCCCGATGTAGCAGAAGGACCCGCACCCTGGGACGACACAAAAACCATAGTACATCTAAATGGCCCTCTTGAAAACAGCGGAGTCTATGTAGCTAATAACTACTATAAAGATGGAAGCTGGCACGCTCGAGCAGTTCGTCCCACAGACTATCATATCTGGAAAGACGAAGCATGGGAACTTGACCCTACGCCTTTCTGGGTAGAGATTAGAAACCTACGAGATAAGTTACTAACTGCTTCAGATTGGACGCAAGGTGCAGACAGCCCCTTATCCGATGCTAAGAAAGCTGAGTGGTTAGACTATAGAAGAGTTCTGAGAACGGTACCAAGAGATAATTCGGGAGCAACAACTCTTGAAGAATTAGCTTGGCCCACATCACCGTAGAAAAAAACATCTTGACATCGTAACCCTTTTTGAGTATAATTCTGAAATGTCTAAAGAAATAACAACGATCTCTCCCGAGGGTCTTGAAGTAGCTAATTCGTACTTGACCATGGGAAACATACGTGGAGTCTGTGAGGTTCTCTCAGTCTCGGAAAATAAAGTAGTTGATATCTTAAATCGACGGGAAGTTAAGAAGTACATTGATACCGTGTACCTAGACATGGGTTACCGGAATAAGAATAACATTGCATCATTACTAGATGAAATGATCAACTCAAAGCTCGAGGAGGCCCAGGAAAGTGGCGTGTACTCTAGCAAGGACTTAGCCGATTTACTACAGATGGCACACAAAATGCGTATGGATGAAATCAAAGCTCAAACTGAGTTAGACAAGGTATCCAACTCCGGAATCAAGAATCAAACAAATGTTCAGATTAATGATGGAATACCATTTGGCCAAGGTAACTACGGTAAGTTAATGGACAAACTACTAAATAATGACGGAGTCACAATCGGAGGATAAAGAACTACACACACGCTTTGCGTCTCATGAAGCCAAGTGCGAAGAAAGATGGAAAACTATCTTCATGCGTCTAGAGAATATAGAAGCACAGATGGATAAGCTACAGAGTATGTTATTGACTGCTACCGGAACCGTTATACTGTTCCTGTGTGGCATCATACTAACACTAGTTAGCGGCCTATAGGAGAGGGTAGTGATAGGAGAAATCGCACTAGTTTTAAGTAGTCTTAAGGCTCTGAACGACGGCATTGCTACTCTTAAAGAATCTAAAGGCAACTTATCTGACATAGTAGGTAAGTGGGCCGACGCCTCTGAGAAAGTACAAAACGTAGAGAAAAAGAAAACAGGGGTTATGTCTTATAAAGAGTCTCTTGATTTAGAGAGTGCTAAGAGACAGTTAATTAACTTCGATAGGCAATTGAAAGACATTTGTCTAATACAAGGTCAAGCAGACCTTTATACTTCGATTAAAGCTAGAATGGCAGAGTCAGCACTCAGTCACGCTAAAGAGGTTACCAGACTTAGAAAGGTACGTAAAGAGCGTAAAGAGCTTTTTAAATTTTTAGGAACTCTGGTATTTGCAGTAGTATGCTTCTGGGGGTTAGCAGGAGGAGCGCTCATGATCTATATGAAGAGCGGGGGTTAATATGGCGTACGCAAAGAAAAAGAAGAAAAAGAAAGTTAAGAAAGGCTACCATCGCATGGCCAACGGGAAACTCATGAAGGGGTCAAAGCACCCTAAGCGTAGTAAAAAGAGAAAGAAATGAGCGATACCCATCCAGCAGATACTAATGGCGATGGTAAGGTTTCAGATACAGAAGAGCAGATGTATTTGGAGTTTAAACGAAAAGAGTTAGAAGACGCAGATGCTATGCGAGACGCTCAAAGAAAGATGACTTGGTTTGCATTAGGCGGGTTACTACTCTACCCCTTTGCAGTAGTGTTAGCTTCACTAGCCGGTTTAGACGAAGCACAGAAAACATTGGGGTCAATGGCACCTACATACTTTGTGGCAGTAGCCGGTATAGTAGCAGCCTTTTTTGGCAGTCAGGCATATTCTTCAAATAAGAAATAACCGAGTAACACATGGCAATAGAGATTAGCAGGAAAGATATAGTTGCAGAAGAACTATTTGAGTATCAATCTGAGACGAGGTTTCTCAAACTACCAGTGTCCCCTTATTTGGAGATGCTCGGCGTAACGCCTCTGGATTCACAAAAGGCTATCATTAATGCGATTAACAACCCTAAGTACCGTTTTGTATGTGCGGCGGTATCTAGGAGGCAGGGTAAAACCTACATCGCAAATATAATTGGGCAACTTGTCTCTCTAGTTCCCAATTCAAACATACTGATAATGTCCCCGAACTACGCCTTGTCTCAGATTTCTTTTGACCTGCAAAGGACTCTAATAAAACATTTTGATTTAGAAGTTACTAAAGATAACGCAAAAGACAAAGTAATAGAAATATCCAACGGTTCTACAATTCGTATGGGTTCGGTCAACCAAGTTGATTCTTGCGTAGGCCGCTCTTACGACCTAATCATATTCGATGAAGCAGCACTTGCTGACGGAAGGGATGCGTTTAACGTAGCATTGCGCCCTACACTGGATAAAGATAATTCAAAAGCCATTTTTATATCAACTCCTCGTGGAAAGAGCAACTGGTTCTCTGAGTTCTTCTGGAGAGGCTTTTCTGACGAGTTCCCTGAGTGGGCGTCTATTCGCGCTACTTACAAAGATAACCCTCGCATGTCTGAAGCGGATATTGCGGAAGCTAGAAAGTCTATGTCCGAAGCCGAGTTTAGGCAAGAGTACGAAGCTGACTTTAACACTTACGAAGGTCAGATATGGACGTTCGACCATGAAGAGTGCATAATAAATGGTAGTGAGTTAGATACTACAGATATGGACGTGTTCGCGGGGTTGGACGTAGGTTTCAGAGACCCTACCGCATTTTGTGTAATCGCTTATGACTGGGACGCAAAAGTATACCATCTACTAGCGGAGTACCTCGATGCAGAGCAAACTACAGAGAAACATGCAGAGGAGATACAGCTTCTAATAAAGAAGTACGATATCGACTATATTTACATAGATTCCGCAGCACAGCAGACTCGATTTGACTTTGCCCAGAACTACGATATCTCTACTATGAACGCTAAGAAGTCTGTGCTCGATGGCATTGCCCATGTAGCAGCGATAGTGGATAATAATACATTGTTTGTCGAACAGGGCTGTAGGCATACATTATCTGCGTTAGACCAATACCAGTGGGACCCCAATCCCAACCTAGCGAGAGAGAAACCGAAACACAACTACGCATCTCACATGGCCGATGCGTTAAGATACGCATTATATTCGTTTGAGACTTCAGCAACAAGTTTTTAGGATACCTACTCAAAAATAGTATTTGACATAGTATCCTAAAGTAGATATAATTCTCTTAATAAAAATGGAACTTCAAAAAACCTGATGGCTAAATTAAAACGAGATATAGTAAAATATATCCGAGACAAGGCCAAGAGTAAGTATGAAAAGGGTTCGGCTTGCGAAATTTGTGATGTTACCGAGCAACTAGACTTTCACCATTTTTATACACTCGCTCCCCTAGTACACAAGTGGATACGAGATAATGACCTTAACCCCGAGTATATTCTCGCAATTAGGGACGACTTTATAGAACTGTACAGGGAAGAGCTTTACACTCATACTGCTACCTTGTGCCACAAACACCATGTACTACTGCACAAAGTATATGGCAGAGACCCAGGACTAGGCACAGCTAAGAAGCAAATGCGGTGGGTCGAGATTCAAAGAGAAAAACATAATGGCGTGGTATAACAATATCTTTGGTGGTAAAGTAGAAGAAAAACTGAACCCTGCTCAGATACTAATGGGTGGTAATCAGGAATCTACTCGGGAGCCTACAGTAAGTTATGAAAGACAGTATGAAGAGTTAGAAATTGTAAACCGCGCCGTTAACATGATTGTAGACGACGCTGCTGAGATACCCGCAACTGTAGTAGGATCTCGCCGCCTGAATGGTGTAATCAAAGGCATCAAGAGATCAAAAGTTGATATCCTACTTAACCACGAGCCTAACCTGTTTCAGGATATTAATACATTTAAAAGAAACCTTATAACAGATTTTATACTAGATGGTAATATATTTATATACTACGATGGAGTTCATCTCTACCACCTGCCGTCTAGCAAAGTAACTATTCATGCTAGCAAGGATTCGTATGTAGAAAAGTACAGCTTCTCGCAGTCAATAGATTACTCACCCAGCGAGATTATTCATATTAAAGAGAACTCCTTTTACTCAATTTACAGAGGTGTACCTCGTCTAAGCCCAGCACTGCGAACTATGCAGCTCATGGGGTCTATGCGTAAGTTTCAGGATAACTTCTTTAAGAACGGTGCAGTACCGGGTCTTGTACTTAAAAGCCCAAATACTCTGTCCGAGAAGATTAAAGAGCGAATGATTCAATCCTGGGGTGCACGTTATAAGCCAGAAGCTGGTGGGCGTAGACCTCTTATCCTAGACGGTGGTATTGAACTAGACTCTTTATCTAATGTAAATTTCAAAGATTTAGACTTTCAAAACTCAATTGCCGAAAATGAAAAGATTATTTTAAAGGCGCTTGGAGTACCTCCAATACTTTTGGACTCTGGTAACAACGCCAACATTCGTCCGAATTTACGACTCTACTATTTGGAGACTATACTACCTATAGTACGAAAATTAAACTTTGGTCTCGAAAGATTTTTTGGCTTCGAGATAAAAGAAGACATTACAAATATACCTGCTCTGCAGCCAGAGCTAAGAGACCAATCCTCCTACTATACGTCACTAGTGAATGGGGGTATTATATCTCCTAACGAAGCTAGAGATGCACTGGGCTTTGAGCCAGTAGAAGGCGGCGAAGAAGTGCGAATACCAGCAAACATAGCGGGTAGCGCATCTAATCCAGACGAAGGTGGCAGACCCACCGAAGACGCACCCGAAGAGGAAGAGGAACAGTAAATGGCATCAGCAAAACAAAAGAAAGAAATGGCAGTCGGCATGGCAATGTACTTTGCAGAGGCAGGCTACATTCCTACAACTCAAGATTACAGTAATGACCCTAATAGGCCCCGAGCTTATAAACTTTCAAAGATTAAGAAAATATTTCGCGGTTGGTCATTTATGGTTACTTTTACAAAATCTTTTTGTCCCGAGCTTATGCATGGGATAACCGATGAAAAGCCTATAGCAGTGGTTAAACCGCTTAAGAAAGTACAGGCTAAGCCCGCTAGTAAAGCGGCAAAAGAGGAAGTAGATGGAAAAGGTATTTAATCTTACATCCACTTTTAAATCAGAAGCACAAGATGATGGTAGTGTTATGATTCGTGGGATGGCAAGCACAGCAGACTTTGATCGCGCGGGCGATTCGATCTCCGCTGATGCTTGGACAAAAGGTGGATTAAACAATTTCGAAAAGAACCCCATTATTCTTTTCAACCACGACTATAGCAAGCCCATCGGGCGTGCACAAAGACTGACAGCTAATGCAGACGGGTTACACTTAGAAGCAAAAATAAGTAAATCTGCCGGCGACATAGCTGAGTTAGTTAAAGACGGTGTTCTTGGGGCCTTTTCTGTGGGTTTCCGAGTCAAGGACGCTGACTACCTAGAGGAAACCGACGGATTAAGAATAAAGGACGCTGAGTTATTTGAGGTATCGGTAGTATCGGTACCATGTAATCAATCAGCTACTTTTTCACTAGCGAAATCTTTTGACTCTATGTCAGAGTATGAGGATTTCAAAAAAACTTTCACTAATAGTGACGGGACGCA